TCCTGTGACGCGGATCGCATAATGATCGAGCAACTCATCAGCCGTGTATTCTACGCACGCAATCTTGCCCACTTTGCTCACTGGCGGGCTAAGGGTGAAGGTAGCTTTGCCAAGCACATGGCTTTAGGCGAGTTCTATGATGGCGTCATCGATGCAATTGATAAACTGGTTGAGGTCTATCAAGGTGCGTATGAATTGATTGGAGCTATCCCCGTTCCCGGTGAAATGGAAAAGGATATTCTGAAGTGCCTTGAGGCCGATGCGGAATGGATCGAGAAGAATCACGAAAAAATTTGCAAAAACAACCGCGCAGTTGGTAATTTGATAGATAGTGTCACAGAAGTGTATCTAACTACCGTCTATAAGCTACGAAACTTGAAGTAAGATGACCAATATGTCCGAAGATATTTTCACGGTCAAACTTGACGCACTACACAAGGATGTAGGCGAGGTGAAGACTGCGCTGAACAAACTATCTGAGGCAATTACAAAACTTGCTCTCGTCGAACAGCAGCAGGGGCAGACAGCCGCTGCATTGGATCGGGCATTCAAGGCTATCAGTAAGGTTGAGGAAGGCATGATCAGCGAATTAAACGACCTTGATGTGCGAGTGACAGTCGTTGAGAAGGCGCAGCCGAAGTACAATAGCGCCGCCGTATGGGTTGACCGGGCGCTGGTTGGTCTTGCAGGCGCAGGCATGGCTCTCTTGACTAAAGGCATACTGTAGGAGAACGCAGATGAGCATCATACTCGGATCACGGTCGTTGGCACGCCTTGAGGGTGTCCATCCAGATCTTGTGCGTATTGTTAAAAAAGCCGCCGACATTTCTGACCTTGACTTTACCGTCTTAGAAGGTCTGCGTACAGTTGAGCGGCAGAAGCAGCTAGTAAAGCAGGGTGCGTCTAAGACGATGAATTCGCGTCACATCACCGGACACGCTGTTGATCTAGGAGTTTTAATTGGTGGCGAGGTGCGCTGGGACTGGGGTTTGTACCTTAAGTTAGGTGAAGTTATGCGTTCGGCATCATTAGTTGAAAAGGTTCCAATACGATGGGGTGGAACTTGGAAACTGTTATCAGCTATCAATGGCCCAATAACTGCTAAAATTCTTAGTCGTTCCTTTCCTGATGGCCCTCACTTTGAGTTGCCAAAAGCGTCTTACCCCTAAGAGCTTTAACCTTGGACACCGTTTTGCCAATGATCATCATTTCATCTACGGTAAATCTATCGCCACGCATTAAATTGCAGTCCGTGCAAGCTGTCTGCACATTGCCCTTTATATGGGGAAGACTATTATCAATCCTATCTAATCCTCTATTGTCCGTGACAGTTCCACAATATACACAGGGCTGCGTTATAAATTCCAATATTTCTAATGCTGTTAAATCGCATTCATCAACACGCTGGTATGCTTTCCGTAAATATGTTGCGCGTCCACGCTGCGTCCGCCCATACCTCACCATTCTGGCTTTGCGTAATGCCTTTTGTTCTGGCGTTAATGCGCCCCAACGCTCTTTGCGGCGGTCACGGCCCTTCTTGCGCTCCCTATGGCATTCTTTACATTCATATGATAAACCTAAAGGGCGCGATTTCTCGCGGTGGAAATTCTCTGGATTAGCTTCCAAAGAACGGGTGCAACGAAAACAAGTGCGGTACGTCATAACTATGTAATATACGTCCCTCATACTATTGTAAAGGAAATTAACATGAAAATTGTATCTTGGTTACTAAATCGTTTGAAAGAGCCTAGCACATATGCAGGCTTCTCTGGCATCGCACTGGCGTTCGGCCTGTCCGCTGAAGAGTGGAGCACCGTATACACGGCGGCTGCCGGTCTAGCTGGCCTTGCTGCCATGCTCCTGTCTGATGCACCTGCTGAGTCAGCAGAGTAATGAAGTTCCTGATGACCTTGCTGGGTGTCCTGAACAAGCTGTTGGGTGCTTGGGCAGAACATCGTTGGAAGCGGCAGGGCCATCAGGAAGCCATTAAGGAGATGAACGATGAGATTAATCGGCAAATCGAACTTGGCGAAGCTGCTGTTATTACCCCTGATCCTGAGCGCACTGAACGGCTGCGCGACCGTTTCGACCGTTCCCGTAAATAGCTATTGCGCTATTGCGAAACCTATCACCTATGACGCAAAGCAAGACACGCCTGAAACGGTAGCAGAAGTCGAGCTCCATAATTCTATTCATGAATGCGTATGCAATAATGACTGCCCGAAAGGCAAGTAATGGTTGCTCCCCTAAAAATAGACGAGGGCCTGTTTGAATACTGCACGCCCCGTCAACGTGAATTGCTTGAGGCAATAAACTTTCATGGCAGCGCAAAGGCTGCGTCAATCGCATTAGGTATCAACTTGGGCGCAGCCAGTGATGCTCATGTCGCGGTTAAGAAGAAGGCGGCGCTGCGGGGCTACGCACCAGAGAACGATTTCACCCGGCCAGTGCCGCAAGGCTATGTCACCAAGGGTGTAAGTACCTATTACGATAGGGAAGGCAAACCCACGGGCCAGTGGGTCAAGGCGTCGCTAACGCATGAGGCGCTTGTGGATGCCATGCGTGAGACTGTCGCTGGCTTCAAGGATCAGATACAGCCAGCGGATGCTGTCGTTGCTCCAGCGGCTTCTGATGAGCATCTGTGCAACCTATACACATTCACCGACTACCATCTAGGAATGCTGGCATGGCATAAGGAAGGCGGCGCTGACTGGGATATTACCACCGCAGAGAAAACTATCATTGCTGCGCTGATACAGATGGTCAATCAAAGCCCAACTGCACACACAGCAGTGCTCAATATCCAAGGTGACTTCCTGCACACTGACGGCAAGACGCCTGTGACGCCAACCAGCAAGCATGTTCTGGATGCAGACAGTCGCTTTCCTAAGATACGCCGGGCAGCCATACGGATTATCCGTTCACTGATGGCAGTCTGTCTGCAGCGCCACCAGCAAGTCTATCTAATCATCGCTGAAGGCAACCACGACGAAGAGAGCGCCGGCTGGCTTGCCGACCTGTTCGCGGTGCATTACGAAGAAGAACCCCGCGTGACTGTCAACGACAGCGTACTGCCCTTCTACGTTTTCGAGTGGGGCACTACCATGCTAGGCGTCCACCACGGCCACAAGGTTAAAAACGAAAGCCTGCCGCTGCTGTTCGCGGCACAGTTCCCTCAACAGTGGGGCAGGACTACCCGGCGTGAAATACACTGCGGACACCGGCATCACAGGGACGAAAAGGAATACAACGGTGTGACTGTAGTGCAGCACCCTACACTCGCCGCTAGGGATGCGTATGCTGCGCGTGGAGGCTGGATTGCTGACCGGGCGGCTTGGGCGATAACATATCATAAAAAGTATGGCGCTGTAGGTCGCGTAATGGTAACAACTGAGATGCTGGATGCCGTATGATGGATGTAGGTTTTCTGGTGTGCAAAACGTAAAATAATGATATAGGGGCACGTTATGCCAACCGCAATGACGTACAATAGCTTACTCAATGATCTCAGGGCCTACCTTGAGCGTGGAGCTACGTTGGCTACAGACCCTACGGTGTATGAGCAGCTTCCACAGCTGATCAATATGGCCGAGCGCAGGCTTGCGCGTGAACTAAAGGTTCAGGGTACGATCAATGTCGTGAACTCCACGTTCATCATTGGCGACTCTGTTTACGCAAAGCCTGATCGGTGGCGCGAAACTGTCAGTATGTTCGTGGGCACGGGCGCTAGTAATAACACGCGGCAGGAAATTTTTCCACGGGCATATGAATATATCCGTTTGTACAACCCAGATCCAACCGATACCGGAACACCGCGCTTCTATGCGGATTACGACTATAGCCACTGGTTAATCTCTCCAACGCCAAGCGCGGCATTCCCGTATGAGATTCTCTATTACGAGCTTCCGCCGCTGCTTGATGACACCACACAGACGAACTGGTTCACTGAGTTTGCGCCAAACATTCTGCTCTACGCCTCACTCCTTGAGGCTACACCGTTCTTGAAAAACGACGAGCGTATTCAGGTATGGGAAAGTTTCTACAACCGCGCTCTTGCGGCCCTTAATGGCGAAGACATCCGCCAGATTGCGGATCGCGGCATCACTCGCAGGGAAGACTGATTATGACGTTTACGCAAACCTTTGGTGGCACAACGATTTATCCAGCAGGCGTCAGCTATCGGGCGGTTGCACTCTCTGCAGACCAGACGCTATCTTGGCCAGTTGAAACTGCAACCAATGGTAATGTTGTTGCGCAGATCATGGATGTTACGCCTTCCGTTGGTTCGCTCAGCATTATCATGCCGCCTGCCAATGAGGTTTCGGTCGGTGAGACAACTCTGTTCTTCAACCCCGGCGCGTTCAGCTTCACGGTTAAAGACAATGGCGGGAACACGATTGTCGCGATTGCTCCGGGCCTTTCGTATCAGGTCTATCTGATTGGTAACTCCACGGTAAACGGCACATGGCGCTCAACCCAGTACGCTGCCGGCACATCTGTTGCCACTGCAGGATCTCTGGTCGGCTCAGGCATCAAGGCTATCAGCACGACACTCAACCAGTCGATGAGCGTTACGACACTGAATTCCAACTATGCCATTGGCGATGCAGACCGCTCAGAAGCATTTGTTTGGAACGGTGGTGCTGGTGCATTTACGCTTCCAAGCTCAGGCACGGTTGGGAACGACTGGTTCTGCCAGCTTCGCAATAGCGGCACTGGAGCCATTACCCTTACGCCAACGGGCGCTGAGCTGATTAACGGCGCGGCTAACCTGACGTTTAATCCGGGCGACAGCGCGATTGTCATTTGCGATGGCTCTGCGTTCTTTACGATTGGCTTTGGACAGTCAGCTGCCTTTGCTTTCGATTACGTATCGATTGACCTATCCTCGCCAGTGACATCGCCATATACCCTGTCCGGTGCAAACCTGAACCGGATTGCCTACAGCCTTGGCGGCACGCTCACCACGAACATGGAAGTTTTAATCCCGGCCACCATCCAGCAGTACTGGATTTCGAACGACACATCCGGCGCGTTCACCCTGACTGTTAAGGTTGCCGGCCAGACTGGCGTTGTTATTCCTCAGGGCTCACGCGGTATTTATTATTGTAACGGCACGGACATCATTGACGCAGATACTGCATCGTTCGCGTTCCCGCTGACGGTTGCGCAGGGTGGTACGGGTGCAACGACGGAATCCGGCGCTCGTATTAACCTTGGTGGCACGTCGGTGGGTATTGGCGTGTTCACAGCCGTGACCGCAGCTGACGGGCGCGTTGCTTTGATTGCAGCGAAGTCTGGTGCTAACAGCGACATCACATCACTCACGGGCCTCACAACGCCTCTGAGCGTACCCCAAGGTGGTACAGGCGTGGCCACACTGACGGCGAACGGCGTTCTATACGGTAGCGGCGCATCGGCTTTAGCTGCGACTGCGGTTGGCACGACAGGTCAGGTACTCGTCGGCAACACTGGCGCAGCTCCAACGTGGTCAACGCTGTCTGGGATCGGCGTCACATCGTTCAGCGCAGGCTCAACTGGCCTTACGCCATCGACAGCCACGACTGGCGTAGTCACGCTTGCAGGCACGCTTGGCGTGGGTAATGGCGGCACAGGCACGGCCACTGCATTCACCGCTGGCTCGGTTGTCTTTGCTGGCGCGTCTGGCGTATATACGCAGAACAATGCTAACTTTTTCTGGGACAATACCAACGCTCGGCTGGGTATTGGTACGGCTTCACCGGCTTATAAGTTGCAGGTGGCAAGCGCTGGCGCAGGAGCGTCGGAGATTGTTGCAAGTAATACATTAGGTGGTGAGCGCATCCATCTTATTTCGCGCAATTCTGCTGGTATTTCTTACGCCCAATCCCAGAACTCGCAGCTACTCGTAGGCACTTTTGACAATTACGCACTGCAATTTATGGTCAACAACACCACCCGTATGATTGTTGACACTTCCGGCAACGTCGGGATTGGTACGAGTTCGCCGGGTACGAAGTTAGATGTTCGCGGTATCGCGCAGTTCCTGAGCGGCTCGGCTGGTTCGTTTAATTTTATCGACGTTGGCCGCACCTCATCAGAAGCGCGTGTAGCAGTTGCCGCAACATCGGGTGATTTTATAACTGGTACAGCAGCGGGTGACGCGGTGTTTTATAACCCCACGGCCTCAAAAGCTTGGTTTGGGGTTGCTGGCGCTGGAGCAGCTATATTTATAACGAACTCCACAGAACGCATGCGCATCGACAGCAGCGGTAACGTCGGTATTGGCACGAGTTCGCCTACCGTGAAGCTAGATGTTGCTGGCGGCGTTAATAACACCGGCGCTTTCCGTAGTATCTCTGGCACTGTGGACGCAATCTTTGGCGCTGCTCAGTTTGCAAGTGGCGTTGTCGGGATTGGCTCTGTCTCTAACCACCCAATTACATTCAATACAAACCTAACCGAGAACATGCGCATCGACACCAGCGGCAACGTCGGGATTGGTACGGCTTCGCCGTCAACCTTCGGCAAACTCGCAACGGTTACTGGCAGCGGCTCAACCGCGCTTTATGCTGGGACGACTACGCAAGGGGTATTTGTAAGGTCGGACAATGCTACGCGCATCGTGCAATTTATGTCGTCAGGCTCACTCACAGGCGGCTTTTCTTTCAGCAACGGAGCTACTGATAACTTAACTATTGACGTAAGCGGCAACGTCGGGATTGGTACGAGTTCGCCAGCAAGTAAACTAGAAGTTACTGGTGATATTACACAGACATGGGCCGCGTCGATGGACCGTTTTGTCGGCTCCAAGTTCAGCACAACCTATGAACTCGGTTTGCATTTCTTAGAAGCTAACCGTGAAACAAGGATTGTAAGCAAAGCAGCGGACAGCAGCGGTCTAGTAAGTATTTACACAGGCGTTACACCTACAGAACGTATGCGCATCGACAGCAGCGGCAACGTCGGGATTGGTACGAGTTCGTTAACTGCTAGATTTACCGTCAACGGCGGCACGGGGACATCGCAAACTCGTTTTGAGGTCAACACTACTGAAGTCCAAGAAGTTGCCACTAACGCGGCTGCGGCTGCATATGCAAATCGCCTTACAGATGCCGCGCAGCATGTCTGGAAAATATCTAGCACTGAAGCCATGCGCATCAACGCAAGCGCAAACGTCGGGATTGGTACGAGTTCGCCAAGCGCACGCATAACAATAGGCGATAATGGCACGGGCCAAAACTTTACCAATGCAGCAAGCGGAAACTTTAACCTTGGTCTTCTTGCTGGGGTAGGTTCTGCCGACGCATATGTTTACCAACGAGCCAACGCCCCACTGATTATCGGAACCAACAACACAGAACGCATGCGCATCGACAGTAGCGGTAACGTCATGGTCGGTGGTACAACCGCGCTTCAGTCAGCAAAACTTACCGCGTATGGTTCTGTTGCGGCTCAGAACGGCGGCGTAGATGGCACGTTCGCTAATGCGTTTGTCGGTGTGTATAGCACCAAATCAAACGAACACAATGCCATCCAAACCTCCGTATCCTCCACTGGTACTAATAGCGGGTTCCGGTTCAAAGCGTCAGATGGCGGCGGCGCATCCACCACGACAACCGTACTTGACCTGACGCGCACCCAGACAATTTTTTACACGGGTGGCTCAGAACGCGCCCGCATCACCAGCGGGGGTGACGTTCTGGTGGGGACGACGACCAATAGCCCTAATCCGGGGGTTGTTCTTGGGCCGTCTGGTGCAATCGTAATTGGGAATAGCGCCCAAGCATCTGGCTGGACTTTTTTAGGTTTTAGTCGAAGCGGGACATCCATTGGCTCCATCACGCAGAGCGGCACAACCGCTGTTCTTTACAACACCACATCCGACAGTCGCCTGAAGAAAAACATTGCCAACGCAGACAACGCATCCAGCTTGATCGACGCGCTTCAAGTGCGGAAGTTCGACTGGAAGTCAGACGATAGCCATCAGCGTTACGGTTTTGTCGCACAAGAACTGGTCGAAGTTGCACCAGAGGCGGTGCATCAGCCAGAAGACCCAGACGAAATGATGGCAGTGGACTACTCCAAGCTAGTCCCAATGCTGGTTAAAGAAATTCAATCACTCCGCGCCCGCGTGGCACAACTAGAAGGAAACTAAAATGCCTATTACAAATATTTGGAGCATCGTGCAATTAGACGCATACCCAGAACTGGACGGCGAAACCGATGTAGTCTTCACCTGTCATTGGGTATTATCTGGCACTGACGGTGCATACGCAGGTAGCGTATACGGCTCAGTCGGCGTCACGCTCGATCCTGATGCACCCTTCGTACCATATGCTTCGCTCACCGAAGCGCAGGTCGTTAGCTGGGTGCAAGATGCACTTGGCGAAGAGCAAGTCGCAAGCTATGAGGCGAATGTTGAACAGCAGATTGCGAACGAAAAGAACCCACCTGTTGTGACACCACCATTACCTTGGAGCGAATAACATGGAAATCAATCTTACCCTGAACGTCGACGAGATCAACGCCGTCCTGCACACGCTTGGCAATCTGCCTACGTCTTCAGGCGCGTGGCCTCTCGTAGTGAAAATCAAGCAGCAGGCGGAAGCTCAGGTAGCTAGTCCGCAGGATGATGCAGACGGGGAATAGGCGCTGCCAGTCCGCAGATACGTAAGGATAGCAGATGCTCACCCCCGTCAACATCCAGTCTAAGCCCGGAATCAAACGGGATGGTACGAAGTTCGAAGGCGCGAACTACGTGGATGGTCAGTGGTGTCGTTTCCAGCGCGGGCTACCACGAAAGATCGGCGGCTATCGGCAGATCAGTAATTTCGCCAATGGTGTTATTCGCCAATTTCACACGCAGGCTCTGAACAATTTCGTCTATACCCATATGGGTTATGGTGAGGGCCTTCAGACGATGACGATTGACACGCTTGGTAATGCCAGTGCGCCAATGGATCGGACGCCGGCTGCCTTCGTTGGTGGCGATAATTACATGTGGTCGTTTGATGCCATGAACGACGGCGCGGGTGGTGGCTCTGTCATCATCGGCGTTGCCACGGACACGGCCTATGACATCTCGAATGCTTCGGCAAGACAGGTGTACATCGGAAACATCTACGGCAGCGCCCAGCTTACGGCGATCTCAGGCATTACGGCGTCTGGCGGTGTCTGTGTTCTGCATCCGTACCTATTTGTATTCGGGACTAATGGTTACGTTCAGTGGTCTGACGCCAACGATCCGACGAACTTTGTGACCGGCGATGCTGGCGATGCCTTTATTGCTGCATC